CCTTCGTTAAAAAGGCTCCAGAGGGCGCTGTGATCGCTGGAGACCAGACAGGGCTAGAGCAGCTTGAGTTGTGGACTATGTATCAGGAGCACTGGTGTGAGCATAAGCCGTCTATTACAGTGTACTATCGAGACAATGAGTACCTTTCTATTGGTAACTGGTTATATAATAATTTCGATAGTGTTAGTGGTGTTAGCTTTCTGCCATATTCCGATCATACTTATGAACAAGCACCTTATGAGTCAATTACGGAAGAGCGATACAACGAGCTAGTGAAGGCAATACCAGAGACAGTGAGTTGGGATTTGAATGAATCTAGTGATGTTACTGAAGGCTCTCAAGAGCTAGCGTGTGTAGGAGGCGCGTGTGAGATAGCCTGATAAAACTAAGGGGCCTTAAGTGGCCCCTTTTGTTTACTGTTGTTGATCTTCCGGCCCCATTATACTACCTGTTAATAGACCACCACCATAAGACCTCATTTGCTGAGCTTTTAAAGCTTCAGGACTGGCTTGTGCACTAGCGAACTGCCTAAGTTGTTCATTAGTCATTGTTCTTTCTTCAATTCGGCTTGTTCCTGTAGTTGAAGACTTACCTCTAGTTCTTCTTCCTTCCCTAGCTACCTTATTAAACTCAGGAGCGTTTGGTAGTTTTTTTATAGCGTTAGTTTCTAGAATGTCACCGAAGATCGGCTGTGATATTGATATCTCATCCACAGGTAAGCTTTTCTCTAGGACTTTCCCTAAAGCTGGAATATTCTCAAGAAAGTTATGTTGATCTGACATAAACGATACAGTTCTGCCTGATGGCGTTACTAAAGTTGTTATGTTTATGCCTCCTTCAATAATAGCACCACCTACTTTAGTCGATTGAATCCATACGCCCTCTTTAGTCTTACCAACAACACCCCCTACTCTATCAGACATCTCGTTCTTAAGTTTTTCGTAAAGAGCATCAACAGTCGGTTTTTTATTATTTTTTTTGAAATCAACAAAAGCTGCCTTAGCTGCTCTTTGAATGGGGCTTTTAGATACAACGTCTGAAATATGGTTACCTGCTGTCGAGTTGGCAACTTTGACCATTAGTTTAGCGTTGTCAACCTTTAAAGGATTTTTACCTCTTGTCCATGCTTTAGTTATTGCATCAATCGCAAAATCTAAAGATTCATCGCTTAGTTTTAAAGGTTCTACTTTTTTACCTCTACCTTTTCCATATGTTATGGTACTTTGGGTGTTATCAACTGCTTCTTTATAAAACTCTTTGGTAAAAGGAACATAACCTGTTAAGCTTGATGTGTCTCTAAAGGCACGTATAGAGTCATCAATGTTTCCTGTTCTATCCGCTTGAACAGTTAGATGGCTATTAAAACCAACCTGTGCAACAGCTTTTTCTTTAGCCCTAGAATATACACGAGTAAGAGCTTTTCTTTCCTGTGCTAAAATATCTAGAGCCTCAGGATCAGTAACACCTTCAGCTCTTTTTTCTAATTGTTTAAGAGCTTTGTCTGCTTGGTCCATATTCTGAAGTTCTTTACGTACTATTTGTTGACTTCCTACGTTAATTCCTTTTTCAGCATATAGGGCTTTTGCTTTTGGTTCAAAAAGAATCTGTATTACAGGATCAACAGCATTTACACCCCACTCAGTAATACCTTTAACTTTTCTATAAAAATTATCCGCTTCAGCAGCCGTGGTTATCTTAGGTATTTTTTTGCTTAAGGTGTCCAGTTTTGCTCCGAGACCTTCCGTTTTCTCTTTAACCCACTGGCTTGTTTTTCTTAAAGCTTTATTGTAAATTAAATCTTTGTCAGTAAAAGGAACAACATCAGTAGGTCCATACCAGTTCTCAATATAGTTTGAGGCTGATGAAGGAATACCTCCTTTATAAGCGTCTCCAACTAAACCTAAATTTTTAAGAGCTTTAGTTCCTTTAGTAAATAAACCAGCACCGACAAGGTTCATTGGGTCAAGAACTAAGTCCCCAGCTACAGCTAAAGCAGCTGCTGTCTCTGGGTTTTTAGCTTGAAACTCTGGAGACATTGCGTCCAAATAACTATAATCAACAGCGCCTGTTATTCCTTTTTTAGCACCTTCAACGCCTTCAGCAGCCGCCCCTTGGACAGCGTTAAGAGGTCGGTCTATTAAATCCAGAATATAGTTTCTAGCATCTGAATAAGCATTACCGTACAGTGGGTGTAGATTAATGGCGGTATCAACAGCGCCCTTGAGATTACTAAACATACCCTGCTCGGCCATTAGATTCCTCCAGCAGCTCTAGCTTGTTGATAAGCAGCCTTACGTTCTTCAAAACGCTGCCTAGCGTCAGCTGTTCTTTCCATGTAGTCTTGTTGTAGAACCATTTGATTTACCATAGAAGCCAGTTCTTCATCCCCTGACTCATTGACTATAAACTCTACAATACCATTAGCTAAACGGTATCTTTGCTCTTTGTTAAGCCTTCCTTGTCTAGCCAAAGCTGCGGCTTGTTTGTCAGTTTTAAGTATGTGAGAAACAACCTTTGGATTAGTTGCCCACTTAGCCATGATGTAAGGAACACCAAGAACAATACCTGCTGTTCCTAAGGCAGCTGGGGCTGACACAGCTCCAGTAGCAACACCAACACCACCAGCGCCCCCTACACCACCTGTGATTAAACCACGGGCTGCACTGTATTCCTGAGCCCTTAGGAAGATAGAGCCTAGAATACTGTCTTCCTTAACTGACACATCAGACATAGCGTTAAATAAACGCTTGACAGTACCATAGTCCTCACCAAAGATAGCCTGAAGGCGTTCAGCCTCATTCCCTTTTTGTGCTTTGGCCGCTAAGTTTTTAAATGTGGACGCTGTAATATTAAAGCTTTCTGAACCTGCTTGTGAGAATAACGATCGTAAGTAACCTTCACGGATAGCCGCTTTAACTTCCTGAGGAGACTTAAGGACTAAATTTTCTCTTTGCTCCTTAGGTATTTGTTTGAATGCCTCATCAATCTGTGACATCATTGCTTTGATTTTACTGACGTTACCTGTGGTAGAAAAGATCTGACCAACCGCTGTAAACTCTTCTCTACCAGCCCTTTGGAATAAAGATTCGGTCAAGTCAGGAAGAATACCTGATCGAGCTTCCGAATACCAACTATTCAACTCTCTATAACGTCTAGCAAGAGAAGGGTTTTTTCGACTAATAGCTAAATTAATAGCGTCCTGAACAGATTTTCTAACTTGAGTTAGTTCTCTCTCCGCTACACCGTTATAACCTTGAGATCTAAAATTACCTACCTCATCAATTTGTCTGCCTAGTCTCTTCTCAAGATCAATTAGATCAGCTATTTTCATTGTAGGTGCTTTGTTTAAAATATCAACGTATTCACCTACGACATCCAAAGTTTGTTCACTGAGGTTTGAAAAAGCACCACCAGCTCTTTGGTTGCTTCTGATTATATTTTGTAAGGACTTTTGAATACTTGAAGTAGGGACAACCGCTGTAAGCTCAGGACGTAGATTAGCTAAACCTTCCTCATACTTATTTGACAAACCTTTTTTAGCAGCCAGTACAATATCGTTCAACTGCTCACCTAAAGCATCCGCAGAAACCTGAGAGCCCAAGCCTTGACGTGAATAATTGTCAAGTAAGGTTGTAATTTCCTCATCAATGACTTGATTTATGTTATCTAGGTTTTGCTTAAGCTTACCACTACCAAACAACGAGAAACCCCCTAGGCGTGTGCTAAGACGGGCCATAGCAGTATCAGCACCTGCTTGAGTAGGAGTTAAAGTAGCCTGTACTCCAGAGCCTCCACCTACAGTGCGTTCTCTTTGGAGTATCTCTTGTGTCTGCTGTAATGATTCTCTTGTACCTGCTATAGGGACTATTTCTTGCTTAACAACCCTATTTACTTCAGACTCTATAACTTCTTCAGTAGCTCCGCTGCTCCTTAGGTTTTTAACAAAAGATTTTAAAGCTGGTATTTTTGAACCTACTACAGGAACAGCAATATCAAGACCAAAAGACATTAAAGAGTCCTCAATGATCTTGTCAGCGTCAAGCTCCTCACCGAGGAACATAGACTCTAAGTAACCCCCAACTGCCGTACCAGCGGCTCCTGCGGCTGCTGCAGCGGGTATTTGTACAGCAGGAGAGAAAGGAGCTGTAAGCGCTCCTGCTCCTAAGGCTGCTAATGTCCCAACAGTCTCCTGAGTAGCTCCTAGAAGCTCTCTACCTACTTCTCCGTAAGAAGGGTACTGAAAACCCTGACCCATGCTTTGTTTTGCTCTTGCTTCCCTAAGGCTAGAAGCACCTGTAGGGGCTGGAGTTAGATCAGGGAAAGCCTGAGCAAACGCTTGGTTTATAACGTCTTCCGAAGGAGGTTGGTCTCCAGAGAATTCTAAGGTTCTTCCTTGATTATCAGTAATTTCATAAGTAGGCATTAATTACCCCTTGACTTTAACGCTGTAGTTTCCAACCTGAAAAGACTCACCTTCTGATTCTTTATTTAACAATTCTTCATAATCCAACAAAAGACCCGCTTGCCGTATCTTTTCTCTATATTCAGCGGAAGAATCAGAGTCAGCCATGATTTCAGCTTTTCTCTTTAGCATTTCTGCTCTACGTTCCATTTCCGCTAGGATACCTAAATTTTTATTTCTATCATTAGAAAGCTGAGGGGCCTGTTCCATAGCCCACGCTCTTTCACCTTCAGAAATAGCTCCTGAAAAACCTTGCAAAGTATTCATTACTTGGTCAGCAATAATTCTGGAGGCTTCAGCGTCTGTAGTCGGTCGTTTACCAAAGATATCATAAAAGGTTTGACGTGCAGCAGCTGTTAGCTTACCTTCCGGTAATTTCTCAAGAATTGACTTACCTCTTTTAATTTGATTTAAACTATAAGTAACTTCAGGTAAACCAGCAATAGCGTCAGTTTGATAAGTGGCCCATTCTTGACCTCTCGTTTGAGCAATAGCTGCGCCTGTTTTACCTGCTCTTTCTTCCTGAGCAGTTTCTCCTAACTCACCTATACGTTTAAACTCAGGTCCTAGTTTGTTAACCTGTGCTCCAGTAGCTTGGTTAACATATATAATCTCAGTGCTTCCGTCACTATATGTCAACTGTTGAGCAGCGTATTCGTTTCCTGAATTGTCTCTATATAAACCCCTGTCCTTAGGAGAGCCTTTAAGTTCTTTATCTCCTTTAGGGCCTTTAGCTAGGATTTTCAAACCTTCAGCATAAGCTTCAGGATCACCACCAGCAACTAAAGTTGACAACGTAGTATAGCCCCGTGCTCGTAGTTTGTCAGACATTGAACGTCTTAACGTTTCTTTACGCTTTTGTTCTTGCTGAGCCTGAGCTATTTCCTGTTGTCCTGCGTCAAGCTGAGCCATACCTGCCTTCTTCTTCTCTTCAGCAGCGGCAAGCAACTGAGCACCTTGAATAGGATCAATCTTCATAACCGCTTGAGCAAGTTGTACCATGCCTTCGTAGCTTGAAGGGTCTTTGATAGCTTGTATTTGACCCTGAGCTACCTGCATAGGGCTTCCAGTCTCTATGTTAAACAAACCAGCAATACCTTGACCAAATTGTTGCAACATTGGGTTTTGTACACCCGAGCGTTGCATTAGGTTCATTTGTTCAGGAGCTAGTTGTTGTCCTCTTGGGGCCATCGCTTGACGAACCCCTGTCATCATACCCGCTACATCAATAGCCATTAGCCTTTACCTCCCAACAAGCCATAAGAAGCGTTAGGGTCATATGTTAAGTCACCTATGTTTATATCAGGGGTAGCTGGGTTGTATTCGTAGCTAGGGGCCTGATAGTTCAAAAGTTGTTCCAAGGTATCCATGTCTGAGGAACTACCTCCACCGCTAAAGACCTTACCAAAGAGCTGCTCAAGTATGCTTGGGCCTCCTCCTTTTTGTTGGCCAGTCAATAGACCGGAAAGGACACCCGTTATGTCACCTCTTTGGGCGGCCTGAGCAGCGGCAGCTTGAGCCTGTGCTTGCATTTGAGCAATTGCCATCTCTGACAGGATATTGGCCCCTGCTTGTCTCTGAGCACCTGCAATGTTGGACAGGTTAACAGCAGGTTGTAACATATTAAGTATCTGTGCCTGAGGTAAGTAACCTTGTGACAACAAACCACCAGCCATGTTAGCAATCTGTGCCTGTTCTGCCTGAGCTTGTTGAATGGCTGACAATGAAGCTGCCTGACGTGCCTGTTGGATAGCCTGTTCCTGAGCCATAAGTTCAGGCGTAGAGCCACCATAGGCTGCTGAGGATAGCCCTAAGCGTCCCTGAGCAGCCATACGCTCCTCAGTGGCCAGTCTTGCCTGTTCTTCCGCAGGAGTCTGTAGTGCTCTTATGCGGTTGTATACGTCAGCCTCACGAGCCGCTGTGCCCTGCCCAAGCTGACTAAAGAGTCCAGAAGCCTGACTAAAGAGCATGTCCTGCATAGCTTGTTGTTCAGGTGTTAAACCAATTGAATAACCACCTTCAGGAGTTGTTTGGACAGCACCAGTGCTCGATGTCACAGTAAAGGGTTTAAACTGAACCTGTTGTGACAAAGTGTCACCCAGTGTGCCAAAGCCCTTTGCAAGATCTTTAGCAATGTTTTCCTGAGTCTGACCTTGAGTATAAGCATTATAAAAGTTTAAAACATCACCAGCAACACCTGCTGCTCCTGAGGCTCCCCCAAGTAGACCACCAGCGCCAATAGCGCCAATGCCGCCTAGGATCTGTCCAGTGCTTAAGTCTCCTGCAGAACCTTCGCTGACCGTGGGTAAACCCATTGAGGATACTGTTGGTAAACCACCGTACCCAGCGCCAATGGGAGTAGGGAACATGTACTGTGTTCCTCCTACCGTACCTCCAGTAACCTGAGGCTGCCTAGGGTCTGATAGTCCCATAGATATTCCTGAGGAGTTAACCCGAGGGTCTGCTGTTTGAGCAACCATAGGTTGTTTGTTTACTCCGCTTTGTGCTAAGAGCTGTTCATAAGCTGTACGTACTTGAGGAGGCATAGCGTTCATTATATTTGCATTTGATGCTGCTATTTGTTCAGGTGTTAGATTTGGATTTGCTTGAACCATAGCAGCTGGGTTATTAGCCCCAGTTAGCATTTGACCCCTAGGATCACTTATGCCCATAATAGCCATTAGTAAGTACCCCCATCAATAGTCATAGTCACTGTACCTGTGGCTGTAAAATTAGCAACCTCTACAGTACCTGTAAATGTAGGAGATTCTTTATCAGCTTTAGTATTGACAGCCGTTTCAATCTTGCCAAACTCTGTGTGAAACTCACTACCGAGAATAACAGCGTTAGTTGAGTCTTTATTTTGAAAGACATCCGTATAGTTGTAATCACTCATAGCATTCTACCTATCAAAGCCTGTATGTTTAATTCCTGTATTGAAAACTCCGTACCATTAATAGGTATGTCAAGTCCTACATTAACCACTGTACCATTACCTGTAGAGTTTATATTTGGTGTATTAATTTTAATACCACCAGAGTATGTTCCTATGCTGTACTGAGCAGTACCAAAATACGCTGGTACACTTGTGCCTAAATTAATAGCCTGACCTATATAGTTATTTGAATAGTTATAAGACCACTTAATATTTGCTACAGTACCTGAACCACCAATTAGAGTTGGTTTAATCTTCTTTAGGATCTTAGTACGTGAAGCGTCACCAAAGGACAATGAGTTGCTCAAGTACTCCATCAAGTATGACTCACCATCATCATAATAAGTATTGTACTTTCCAATACCCAATGCACTGCCTATTAAAAAGTCACCGTTGTCTCTACGTAGGAAACACTTGAATCCTGTGTTAGGCCAACGTGTAACCCTAAGAGTCCCGTCCTCCAAAGAACCTCTAGTGTCAAAGCAATAGAGTGTGTTTAGTGTTGGGAAGTTCAGTAAGTAAAACGCATTCTCTGCACTGTATGCGGAGTTTATGTTGGCTCCTGCCGCAGATACTACGGAGAATAAGTCATTACGAATGTTCTTACTGATGTCACGCATTGGTGCTGACTTTTCCTGAATAACACGACCGAGTGACTGAACACCTACGTGTGACAGGAAGATTAAATCAGTACCTGTAGGCTGAACAGAATCTCTAGCAACACAACCAATACCGTTGATTGTATCAGCTAACGCCATAGTTGCAGGAGACTGAGCACCTTGATAAAGAATGATTGATCTTTTACCAAAGATAACTAAAAAGTCATTGTGTGCTGCTAAGGCAGTAATCTCATCATAACCATCAGGCCAAACTTTAGAAACATTGATAGAGCCTGACGTACCACCAGACCATGCTGCACCAATCAATAGATCTGACCAGTACACTGTAGACTTGTCTGTAGCTGTGTCAGCCATCCACATACGGCCAAACGCACCTAAGGCACAGTTAGCCTGTGGTGCAGTCCCAGAAGCTCCTGTGTGGCTTCCTATGGCCACTACAGACGTACCATTGTACACTAGAGGACTGTACCCGCTTTGTACTAAGTAGATGTCCTGATTAAACGGAACCATCTGCCAGTTGTCGTCAGTAATAGTATGTGCACCAGTAACGTCAGTGAGTGTAGCAGTACCTGTAAAGAGTTTATTGTTACCTGCTGATAAAACTGTACGTGTTCCGTCAGTCTCCTCAAGTTCAGCCATAACAACAATAGACTCACCACCTAAAGCAGTAACGTCATCTGTTTGAGTATCAAAACCTTTACGTGCACCAATACGACCATACTGATCAATAATGCAATTGTCAGCAACGGACGCAAAGGATGGATCACCGTCAATGGGACTGTCCTGTGTGTTCAGTCCTTTGAAGGCTGGTGCTCTAATTGTAATATTCTGTAACTGTTGTGCCATAGTTACACCACTTGATAGATCAGTTCTTCTGGGTGTCTGTTAGCATCAAAAGCAATAGCATCCGCTAATGACTTATCAGCAATAGCAAACAGCTCTTGTGCTGAAGTGCCTCCAGTTTCTCCACGCTCTCTAGCAGCAAAAGCAACTGCAAGATCTACTATAGGAGCATAAGGCACATAAACAACTGATGCGTCACTCTCTAACTCAGCTGTTTTAAGTGTTGAGTCTACAACTAAAAATGTTCTTTTATCTGGTGTTGGATACAAAAGCAAAACAGTTGAATATGGAAACTGTACTGAGTCTTGGCCAGTTATATTTCTTATTGTGTAGTATTGAGGCACTCCAGACACATCCGAGTTTAAATAATCATTATCATAAAACCACTCTCTTGTTTTGTATTGTAGCTTTACTTTGTCTGTGCTGTTATAAACGTTGTTTATTCTTGAGCGATCAGATAAAAAAGTAAATTCAACTGAAGACTCTCCAGCATCTACAGCTTCACTTATTACTGTACGAAAATGCGACCAATCCCAAGCGTCCTCTACCATTCTTTTGGCATCATTAACAAACTCACCTACCAAAGCGGAGTAGGCATTCTCGTTAACAGTTGTTACTGTAGTTTCCCTAAGGCGAACTAAAACTTTATTGACAAGTTGTAAGTATGTCATTATTGAGGTCTTCCTGTTAACTGTGCTAAGTAATCAACGTAACCAAAGAGTTCCGCTGGTTGTACTACTTCAAGGTTAGGGTCTCTGAAGTCCATTCCTGAATAACCACCCCCAGCGCCACCTGTTATACCTAAGGAAGGAATCCCTAAGTCTACAGAAGGTAGGCCGAGGTCTATGCTAGGAAGGTCTATGCTAGGTAAGTCTATGCTAGGTAAGTCTATGCTAGGTAAGTCTATGCTAGGTAAGTCTATGTTGACATCAGGCATATCCACGTCAGGCTTAGGAATGTCTATGTCCTTAAGACCTTCCCTAATTGGCTGAATGATGCTGTCGTCAATAGCACTACCTGTTTGTTCTACAGTAGTGATTACTGGTTGTACAACAGTGTCATCAAAGTCTCTACCTAACTGACGAAGAGTATCCACTATCTGTGAGTTCATTACTGCGTCAAGAAAACCTGAAGAGCCGATGTCGGGTAAGTCAATACCTAAGTCAGGGAAT